TGCGCGAGCGGCTTGATCAATTGCTAAAAATGCACCTTGTCGACATTCCCCTGACAGTCGACGATCAAGAGCCGTATTTGCTGGGCAACTACCGCATGGGCGATCAGCGCCTGCCCGTTGCGCTGGTTTCGCGCATCTGGGAGCCCAAGCATGCCGACAAGCTGGACTTGCAACTTCGTCAATCCAATCTTGGACTGACTATCGTCCTTGCAACCACGACGGGAATGCCTCGCCGATTCCTTGGCCCAGGTATCGTCGTATCTTTGGAAACCTTGGCGCAAGAGGTGGAAGGTCAGGTCTATATTGATTTGGCCCGGATCGAGGGTGAGATACGTCGCAGGCAGGCTGCGGCTGTAACTACGGACACGCCAACGCTAATCAAGGAAGACACACGGAATGCGTTGCTTATTGGACCTTGGCCGGAGCCCTGGTCGCTGACAAATAAAGAATGGATCGATGTAGTGGAAGTGTTGGTGAACGCATCGTCAAGCCAAAAGCGTAAATGCACCAAACGCCAGCTTGAGGATGCTGCCGGAAAGTCAATTCGTTCGATGAACGAGTTTTTCAGGGGTGCACCCGAATGGGCCACCTATATTCGAGGCGCTGACGGCAACAGTAAATCACGACTATGGGAACTCAACATCGGATTGACTGATTACCGGCAAGTTTCTGAATGTACAAGCGTTGAAGCGCAATCAGCGTAAGGAATCAGTCGTTGTAATTTCAACGTGATTTCTGCGTAAAGACTGCGAGATATCGAAGTCTGATCTGCGCGGAAATAGGGGCACCCCAACTAAAGGAGTGCTCCAAATGCAACGCCAAGTCTCTTCTGTTCAACCCAACCGGAATGCCTTCCGGTCACCACCAAACAGTGCTGTCCGTCTGGCACTTGACGAAAACGAACTCGCCGCTCGGTGGGGCCTCTCCGTCAAAACGCTGCGCCGTTGGCGGCAAGAAAAACTCGGACCCATACACCTCAAGTTGGGCTCAAGAGTCACTTATTTGATTCACCAGATCGAAGCTTATGAGCGGCGCGTTTCACGCCACTCAACTTCGTGCGCCGTATATCAATAAGGGGGCAGTCATGTCTGATCTGACCCTATACCCCGCCGACATCGCTGCGATGTCAGTTTCACAAATTGCCCTGCTGACACCCTACCAAAAGTTCGAGCTGGACAAAAACATCTTTGAGGCAATCGACTTCCTCAAAGTCGCGCGCACCAAACTCGATGCTGCCTGGAAGCAGTGCTATGAGGAACAGGCCAAAGCCGCATTGCTGGCATCTGGTCGTGATTTTGGCACCGCCCACATCAACGACGGACTCTTGCACATCAAATTTGAGCTGCCCAAAAAAATCACCTGGGACCAAAAGAAACTGGGCGAGATCGCTGAGCGCGTCGTGGCATCTGGCGAGCAAGTCAAGAGCTACATCGACATCAAGTTGTCGGTTTCTGAATCCCGCTACACAAATTGGCCACCGGCGTTGCAGCAGCAGTTTTCCACCGCTCGCACGGTTGAGCCCGGCAAACCAACATTCACCCTTTCCATTGACCCACTGGAGTCCTGATCATGTCCCAAATCATCCCATTTGAATTTGAAAGTCATGCACTGCGCGTCAACCTGGATGCTGCTGGACAGCCCTGGTTCAATGTCATCGACGTTTGCCAAGTGCTGGAGTTGGGGAATCCCTCTCAAGCACTCAAAACCCATGTGGACAGCGATGACCTCCAGAAAATGGAGGTCATCGATAGCCTTGGTCGCGCGCAGCGTGCAAACCATGTCAGTGAATACGGCTTGTACGCGCTGATCTTGGGGAGCACCAAGGATGCAGCCAAGCGCTTCAAACGCTGGGTGACACACGAAGTCATCCCGTCAATTCGCAAGACCGGGTCCTATGCGTCAGACACGTCGGTGGCCGCATTGCCATCGCCAACCCAGGATCGGGTGTCATCACTGCTACTGATTGGAGAAGCGGTGGCCAAGGTTCCCGGTGTCAAGCATGGCATCGCCATGGCTGCCACATTGACCTGCATTCACGAGAACACGGGCCTTTCCATTGAAACCATGCGTCGTGCCTTGCCTGCGAATGACGAGCCAATCGCAGCAATGAACCCGACCAAGCTGGGCCAGCAATTGGGTATGGCCGCTCGAAGCGTTAATGCCCGCTTGGCTGCGATGGGCTTTCAACTGCGCAATGACCGTGACGAATGGGAATTGACTGAGGCCGGTCAAGCGTGGGGCGAAGCCCTGCCTTACTCGCGCAATGGCCACTCGGGTTACCAGATTCTCTGGAATCCGGCGGTGATCGATCAGATGAAAGAGGTGGCTTAAATGGCGCTTCCCATCATCACTGCTGATCAGCGTCGCGCCCAGCGCCGTGGTGTCAAGATCGTCATTCTGGGAGTGAGCGGCATTGGCAAAACGACCCAGTTGAAGTCCCTCGACACCCATTCCACCTTGTTCATTGACTTGGAGGCAGGTGACCTGTCGGTTTCCACTTGGGATGGTGATTGCCTACGACCGCGCACCTGGCCCGAGTTTCGGGATCTGGTGGTCTATCTGGCAGGGCCCAACCCGGCACTGCCGGACCAGTCACCGTTTTCTCAGGCGCACTTTGACCATGTCTGCTCGGTCTATGGTGACCCGGCCAGCCTGGACAAGTACCAGACCTACTTCTGCGACTCCATCACTGCTCTCTCGCGGCTGTGCTTTAACTGGGCCAAGAGCCAGCCAGCGGCGTTTTCTGAACGCACCGGCAAGCCGGATTCGCGTGGCAGCTATGGCCTTTTAGGCCAGGAAATGGTCACGGCGCTGACCCACTTGCAGCATGCCCGTGGCAAGAACGTGGTGTTCGTGGCCATCCTGGACTGCAAGACCGACGACTTCGGCCGCAAGGTGTTTGTGCCGCAGATTGAGGGCAGCGCCACTGCATTGCAGCTGCCGGGCATCGTGGACGAGGTGGTGACGCTGGCTGAAATCAAGGCCGATGACGGCACCTCGTACCGGGCATTTGTCACCCAGACCATCAACCCCTACAGCTATCCGGCCAAAGACCGCAGCGGTCGTCTTGACCTGCTTGAGCCGCCCGACCTGGGTGCGCTTATCGCCAAGTGCGCTGGCACCGGAACACCTGCACAGCACCCACAAGCCCCAACCACCACTGATTCCAAGGAGTAATTCAAATGAACGACAACAACACCAATGTCTGGTCAGACTTTAACGACGCAGAAGCCCAGCAGTCGGGTTTTAACCTGATCCCCAAGGGCGCGCTCGTGCCGGTGCTGATGACGCTCAAACCCGGTGGCCACTACGACGCCAGCCAAGGCTGGACGGACGGCTATCCCACCCAGTCATCCAAGACGGGTGCGGTATATCTGGCTGCCGAGTTCGTCATCACCGGTGGTGAATACGCCAAACGCAAGATGTGGTCGAACATCGGCTTGTATTCACCCAAGGGGCCAACCTGGACGCAGATGGGCAGAACCTTCGTGCGCGCCGCACTGAACAGCGCCCGTAACGTCCTCCCGCAGGACAACAGCCCCCAAGCCGCCGCCGCTCGGCGCATTCAAGGCTTTGTTGACCTTGATGGCCTGGAGTTTGTGGTGCGCGTGGATATCGAAAAAGACGACCGTGGTGATGACCGCAACGTCGTCAAGACGGCAGTGGAGCCCGACCACCCGGACTACGCGCGCACCATGGGTGTGCCTTCCAAGTTGACCGCCAACGCGGCTGTGCAAGGCAGTGCCGCACCAACGTCAGCACCAGCCCAGACCAACGCATCAGCAGCGCCAGCGCCCCAACGCGCGCCCGTCTCTGGCAAACCCACTTGGGCGCAGTAAGGAGCACCAGCCATGAATGCCTCTTTACCCACAGCGCAGGCCTACCACCCAAGCTGCTTCCACGATGCGTCGCAGTACCAGCAGTGGCGCACCTATGCCATCAAGACCCGCGCTGGTGACTGCGACTACTGCACTGATTGCACCCGTGCCTACCAGCACCAGATGATCAAGCAGTGTCGCTGCCTGCACGCCAAAACCCGCTTCTTTGTTGACTGCGACGGTTATACCGAGGGTCGTCGCCCGGTCAGTGAACGTCTTGTCAATTGCAAGAAGAAAGGCAGGCGATGAAATGCTGGGTCTGCTCACGTCAAGCCCGGGGGTACGGTCATACCGACAACCGGCATCGCACAGGACAGGCCCAGCGGTATCCGCTGGACTGGGTCTTTTGTTCCGAACGCTGTCAAAAAGCGTTTCACGCCATGTACGGCAACTGGGTCAGATTGAAGGACGAGCTCGTCGATCCGAAGGGGGTGACCATGGTCAATCTCTCTGAAGTTGAGCAAAACGCCATGGTCAAGTGCCTCAAGGCCTTCGGCGAAGCAGCCGGGGCTATTGGGTTCACAAAACCACTGGGTGATTATTCTGAATCAGAAGCCTTGGCGGTGATCGACGCCATCGTGACTTGCTTCACGCAGGCCATGGTCGAGCACCACGAGAAGTCCAAGTACCCACCGGTGCGTGGTCTGCCAGAGGTTCCGGATCCGATGGCCAACCCGTTTGCCGATATGGAAAACGATCTGCCTTGGGAGGATGCCAAATGATGGACTTCAACTCATCAGCAAGCGTTAGTGGCCAGATCAGCACGCTGGTCGATCTGGGTCTGCACAAGACCCGCTCCAAAGAGAAATCCCGCCAGTATTTGGGCGCATCCCGTCTGGGCGTGTCGTGCGAACGCGCCCTGCAATACGAGTATGCCCAAGCGCCGGTGGACCCGGGGCGGGAGACGCAGGGTCGCATTCTGCGCATTTTTGAGCGTGGCCACGTCAACGAAGACAGCATGGTCGCGTGGCTGCGGGCGGCAGGGTTTGAGCTGCGCACGCACAAGCCCAATGGCGAGCAGTTTGGGTTTTCAACGGCTGACGGTCGCTTGCAGGGACACATTGATGGTGTCTTTGTCGGTGGGCCAGAGGGATTCACTTACCCGGCGCTTTGGGAGAACAAGTGCCTGGGCTCCAAATCCTGGCGCGACTTGGAGAAAAACAAGCTTGCAGTCTCCAAGCCGGTCTACGCAGCCCAAGTGGCGATTTACCAGGCCTACCTGGAGTTGCACGAAAACCCGGCCATCTTCACGGCGGTCAACGCCGACACGATGGACATCTACGCCGAGTTGGTGCCGTTTGATGCGGCGCTGGCCCAGCGCATGTCCGACCGGGGTGTGAAGGTGATTGCCGCCACTGAGGCAGGTGAACTGCTGCCTCGCGCCTACCTTGATGCCACCCACTTTGAATGCAAGTTTTGCGCGTGGCAAGACCGCTGCTGGAGGACAACCCAATGAATACACCAAAACAAGAATTCCAAATGGATACCGAGCCCATGATCGATGCCAAGCAGGCCGCGTGCGCACTGAGACTGCCCCTGTACTGGTTTGGCGACCCCAAGATGCGCGCCAAACACCGCATTCCGCATTACCTGCTGGGCGGCTTGGTTCGCTTTCGCATGAATGAACTGAGCACTTGGGCTGCCAACAGCAGTGCCACTGGAGACTCAGACACCGATGCTCAAGAGTCGGAGGGTGCCAGCCATGATGGACTTTAACGATGTGTCGCCGGTACCATCACCGTCCAGCGATGGCAACCGCGAAGAGATTCGCGCCAGTTTGCTGCTGCGGTTGGAGTCGGTGCTGATGGACATGTTTCCCGCTGGCAAGGTCAAACGCGGCAAGTTCCTGGTCGGCGACATCCTGGGCAGCCCAGGCTACAGTCTGGAGATCGTGGTCACCGGCGAAAAGGCCGGATTGTGGACAGACCGTGCGACTGGTCAGGGTGGGGACATCTTCGACCTGATTTCCGGCCACTTGGCGCTCAATGTCCATTCTGACTTTGCCAAGGTGCTCACCTTTGCTGCGCAACTGGTCGGTAAAGTGCCGCCACTGTCAACTCGCAAACGCAAGGCTGAGCCTGCCATTGATGAACTGGGTCCAGCCACGGCCAAGTGGGAGTATCACGACGGCGAAGGCAAGTTGATCGCCATCGTGTATCGCTATGACCCACCCGGGCAGAAGAAGGAATTCCGCCCATGGGATGTCAAGCGCAAAAAGGCAGCACCGCCTGATCCAAGGCCACTCTACAACCAGCCCGGCATGCTCAAGTCAGATCGTGTGGTGGTGGTCGAGGGTGAAAAGTGTGCCAAAGCCCTGATCGATGCGGGCATCTGCGCCACCACCGCCATGCACGGAGCCAACGCGCCGGTCGATAAAACCGACTGGTCACCGCTGGCTGGCAAAGCCGTGATCATCTGGCCAGACAAGGACAAGCCCGGCTGGACGTATGCAGAAAACGCGGCACAAGCCATTCTGATGGCCAAGGCTGCCAGCTGCTGCATTTTGTATCCACCAGAGGACAAACCAGATGGTTGGGACAGCGCTGATGCGGTGGTCGAGGGCATGAATGTCCAGGAAATGCTGGCCACCGGCCCGAACCTGGCGGTGCATCTGCCGGACATCGGTGCCAACAGCCACGGCAATGAACCCGCAGACCGGGGTGGTGACCACCAGGACGCGACGGTATGGGGTAGCGAGGACGCACTTGCACTGAGCTTTACCAACCGGTATCAAAACGACTGGCGTTACGTTGCGGCGTGGGGCAAGTGGCTGATGTGGGACGGCCAGCGCTGGCGCAGTGAGGACACTCTGGCCGCATCCGATCTGGTGCGCCACGTCTGTCGTTTCGCTTCCCTGAAGTCGGATAACCCTAAACTGGCGGCCAAACTGGCAGCTTCCGGCACCATCAGCGGTGTCGAACGTCTGGCTCGGGCAGACCGCAAGCACGCGGGCACCACCGACGAGTGGGATGCAGATGAGTGGTCGATCAACACGCCCGGTGGGGTGGTTGACCTGCGTACCGGCAGGATGCGCGCACATGCCCGCGCTGACCGCATGACGAAAATCTGCACGGCCACGATTCAGCCGGGCAGCACCTGTCCCAACTGGCTGGCGTTTCTGGCCGATGTGACCGGGGGTGATGCGGCGCAAATCCATTACCTCCAGAAGGTGTTCGGCTACTGCATGACAGGCTCCACCCAGGAGCACGCGTTGTTCTTCCTGTACGGCACGGGTGCGAACGGCAAGTCGGTGTTCGTCAACACCATCTTCACCCTGATGGGTGACTACGCGGCCAACGCGCCCATGGACACGTTCATGGAGTCTCGTGGTGACCGACACCCGACCGATCTGGCAGGCCTGCGTGGCGCGCGCTTTGTGGGTGCGACCGAAACTGAACAGGGGCGACGCTGGAACGAGTCCAAGATCAAGGAGATCACCGGTGGCGACCGGGTCTCGGCGCGCTTCATGCGTCAGGATTTCTTCACCTATCTGCCTCAGTTCAAGCTGGTCATTGCCGGCAATCACAAACCGGCCATTCGCAACATCGATGAGGCCATGCGCAGGCGTTTGCACCTGATCCCGTTCACGATCACCGTGCCGCCAGAAAAACGCGACAAGCAGCTCCAGTCCAAGTTGCTGATTGAGCGCAACGCCATCTTTGAGTGGGGCGTGCAGGGTTGTCTGGCCTGGCAGCGCGAGGGGCTGATTGCGCCAGAGAGTGTGGTCAGTGCGACCAAGGAGTATTTCGAGGCAGAGGATGCCCTGGGTCGCTGGATGGAAGAACGCTGTGTGCGTGTGCCAAGCGCCAAATCACTGACCACCGAGCTGTTCTCTGACTGGAAGCAGTGGGCAGAAGCTGCTGGTGAATTTGTCGGGCCACAACGCCGGTTTTCTGATCTGCTGCTCACTCGTGGCCTTGAAAAATGGCGCAACTCCGTGGGCTTGCGAGGCTATCAAGGCATTGGTTTGAAAGAGATTCGCACCCCAAGTTACACGCCTTATGCAGACAACTGAGAGTCCCAAATGCCCGCCATCCACCCCAAAACTGACGCTGCTGACGCACAGATCCAATCCGGTAATGCGTGTCGCCTGTGTCAGTCAAACCCGATTCTGACGCAGCCGACTTTGCCTACGGTTAGTTTCTCACGCGGGCGCGTGACGCGCAGGTTATGAAAGTTAACCGTGAGCAGCGTCGGCTGCGTCAGGCCGATAACCCCCCCCACTTTTGAACCCAATCCCCATGCAACAAACCACCATTTCTCACACCGTTACCCTGGCGCTTGACCTCGGTACGACCACCGGCTGGGCTCTCAAATCCCGAGATGACCAGATCGCTCACGGCTTTGTCAGCTTTAAATCTCAGCGCTTCGAAGGCGGGGGCATGCGCTACCTGCGCTTCAAACACTGGCTGGCTGAGCTCAAGAACATCACGGGCGACATTAACGCGGTGTACTTCGAGGAGGTGCGTCGCCACGTTGGCGTGGATGCCGCCCATGTCTACGGCGGCTTGATTGCCACTCTCACGACCTGGTGCGAGCACCACCGCATCCCGTACCAGGGTGTTCCAGTGGGCACGATCAAGAAGCACGCCACCGGCAAAGGCAACGCTGGCAAGGCAGATGTCATTGCTGCCATGCGTGCCCTGGGTCACCCGGTTACCGACGACAACGAAGCCGATGCCCTGGCGATTCTGCAATGGGCCATTGATACGCAGGAGGTGTGACATGAAAATTCCCGCACAACACTACCGCTGTC